TGGATACCGTGCGATTCGCTTTGACACACAAGACCGGTAAGAGTGGTTCCTGCGAGGCTATAAAGAAGGTGCCGTTGTTCAAGACAAGATAATCACCGACCTTTGTATAGCTGGCATCAAAAATGCCGTGCCAAAGTGCCTCGCCATATACATTTGTTCGTCCATCGTTGCCTTTTGCGGACATGAATGTCGCGGGTAATCTCAAAAACCGGTTCTCGCTGCTCAAAGGGTATAATGGCCCTGTTGGGCGGAAGGCATCGGCCGACTGTCCAACATGTCGAGCAGACAATCCCAGGCCTAAGTACAGACGATCTGCTAGTTTTCGGCCATTCATTGTTCAAACAACCAATGAAGCAGTGCCGCTTGGGAGCGCAGGTCCTGCCGGTATACCAAGGAACCCACACATCCGCCGTCTCCATTCGTCGAGAAGGCGAAGCCTGTCGGTCAATTCATTTTTGTTTCTTGACCAGACCGCTGCCTGATCCGTTTCGAGATTGTCGGATGCTCCGGGAATGGCTAGTTCGAGGACCCCAAGATTGCCCAAATATCGACGAACAACTGAAATCTCCGAATACGACAGATTGGTAAGACGGAACTCGAGCAGGCCGTAAACTTGGAAGTACCGCCATGATTGCATGCCGGTTGGGGCGGCTCCATAGGCTGGATATCCGCAGAACCGACGGATATCCACCTTTTCTGCGTCCGTCAGGGGGGTCAAAGGAACGACCCGTCGCCGCGGCTGAACAAGATAGAGCCGGACCCGGAGGGCGAAATCGCGGCTGCATAGGAGATCAGGCTGTTGATGGACAGAATAAGTTTGCTTCCGGCCAAAATCGGCATGTCGGCGATGGAAGCGGTCACGGTGGCATCCGACCCAAACCTGACATACGCTAGGGCGGTTGTTGTGTTGGTGACCACGATTGAATCACCACCGCCCGACAGAAGCGCATTTGCGGTGACGCTGCCCACCGAGACGCTGATTGTACCGGTTGGGCGGAATGGACTTACTGAACCTAGCGGCATGACGGTTGCACTCTTCTGTCGTTTTAGCCGATATGTTCCACGATTACGGCGCGCTTAAACGCGGCATTGGTCGCGGTTGGTACGGTTGTCGGGTTTGTCGTCGTGTCTGACGGGGCACAGAGTCCGCCGATCCAATACCAGGACTGTGCAATAATCTGCTGAAGACGGTCGATCGCCTCACGCGTCACCATCGCAATTCCGTCGACCATGGTGATAATGGAGTCGGCGGGCACCACGTCAGTGGCCGCCATTCCGGCAAAGTCGCCTTCAATCAACGCCCCTTGGCCGCACACGATAGGCCGGCGGATCATCAGGCCGGCCAACGTCGGGTGAGCCTGGACAAATGCCTCTGTCGTGGGAACAAAGCGAAGGCCCAGAAAGTCGTTCGTCATACCTTTTTTGAAAACCTGATTGGCCGACGTTGCTCCCTGGAAGAGCTGTTTGAAATCTGGATCGGCGAAGAGCTGACGGGACGAAACCGGGTCAAGATAGCAGTTGTAGGCGCCGTCAATTTCGGGAACGGCATTCAGCCGAAGTTTGGCGACGGCATCAAGAAGGTTTGCCATTGTTAGCGTATCGGCCGCGGTGATCAGCGAACTATTTGCACGCGCTGATGGACGTACGATTGTCGATCCGTTTGCGGCGGTAACCGTGTTACCGGTCGTCCCATCGGCTACCGAAACGTTGGTGGAGAAGGTCAGTACGCCGGATATCCCGTTGGGGGCCGTTGACGTGTTCGAAGCATCGACCGCAACTCCAACCAGGATATAAGCATCGGCCCCGATCGTAACTGTCATGGGCGTGCTGGCAGCAACGGGTTGCTGGACACCATTGACGAATACGGTCTGGAAGCCGCGCACGTCGTCGACGGCAACTGCTGGTCCTGCGCTCGCAAGCGTAGTGCGCACCCGGGTGTTGCCACCCATGTAGGCCCCAAAAAGCGCATTTCGGCTCAACTCGTCCAAACTGCGCGCGGCTTGCTCGCCGTTCACATAGGCATTTTGTAGAAACTGCGACGCTATGCCAACGCGTTCGGTTACGACGTTGAGGTCCGTTGTCGCCGCGTAGAGATTGATGGAAATCGTGTACTGCTCAACGCCCCAGGCGGTGGGGGTCAGCCCGTTGTCGAAATTGGTATTCGTCGCCGGCGCCAATGGGGTGGTCACGGACGGCTTTAGGCCAGCCCGGGTCTTGGTCAGCGTTTCGCCAATGCCAACCGCCACGGTGACGCGATCCGCACACGCGCGATAACCGAGCCGCGACCGCAAGGCCTGCGCGAATTCCCGCTCGAGAAAGCCTTGTTGGATAATCGGCTGAAGTGAAACGGGGAAATTTTGAATACCCATCAATCGTCCTATCTAAGATATGCGACCGTCGTTTTGGCAGATCCAACGATCAGAATTGGTACTTTGTTACCGCGACACGAGCGGCGGCGTATTCTTCATCATTCATTTCCAGCGCGGTCTTTTGCCGAACCGGCTGTGAGGCCGGGGCGGTGGCGCCCGATGACGAAGAAGCCATCCCAAAGAGCCATGGCTTGTTTCGTCTGAGATCATCCATCAGCTTGCGACCGCCGATAACCCTGTCGTCGTTGCCCAGCCGAACGGTTGAAAGATCAAGCAGCTTCAAACCATCTAGATCGATCATTCCAGATCGGACTGCTTCCGTGCGTAAATTCGCCACAATAAGACGGGATTGGAATTCGCAACGCAATTTGGCGATTTCTTCGGACTCCACATCCCTGTTTTCGTCGGCGGCATCTTCCTGTTCGGGGGCAAGCTGAACCTCAGGCAAGTCATTATCCATTTCAATCTCGCGGAATTTCATCAAGAGTTGTCGAAACCATCCCATCTTCGACATATTCTATGTCGTAACAAGCGGCAATCGCCTTCAAGGCAGTTTCGCGGCTGATGCATCCAGCCGCCACTAGGGACGTTAGCGACTGAACATCCTTCTGGCGGTCGTCTGCTGTCGTAGGGTACCACCGCGGCCATTTGAGGCTTAGCGGCGCAGTGGGATCCAGCGGCCCAATCGCCTCACCCAGGACGACGATGCTATACATTTGCGATGCTCGGACAATTAGCCGTGCGAGCTGCAGAAGGCCAGATTCGCCGTAACTGGTCCGCAAATTATCAGCGAGCCATATCAGCCCCTGGTTTAATAATTCCAGTGCTCGGCCCGATTGCGCGGCTGTGATCCGCTCTGGACTGGCCCGATTGCCGTGGATGCTTTCGAGCGCGAGCTCACGCAAAGTCCGAACATATTCGATGACCGCGGCCGAGGCCGTGCCGCCGATTTCCAAAAGGCGAGCATCGCCCTTTTCGGAGACAATAAGGGCATGACCAGCTCCCTTGATCATTTCGCCATCGGGTAGGGCCGGATCTTTCAGCAATAAAGTTGGATCGCTACTATACTTTAGACCGCGGCCGACTTGGCTGAGCTGATAGTCGATCTCAACTTGGGTATGCATTGCTGCAGCGAACGTGCATGCGCCATCGGCGTTATCGTTGATCGTGGATGAACCAGGCAAGTTTCTGATCCAGACGATTGGCACCGCACCAAGTTTGTGTTTGACAGAACGAATGGTATCAACAATCGCGGGAACTGACGTTCCAACCGGCACTGGCTCAAACCATATCTCACCTTCGCTGTCCCAGCGACGTGCGAACCAATACTGCCGGTCCGGATCATCGATTGCATATCCGTTCCGTAGCAGATCCGACCCTGCCACCTTATATCGCTCATCGACGAGGGCGAGTGTGTCCGGGGCCGATGGATCCCAGGTCGGTGTAAGGTACATGGTATTCAGGACATCGACGAAAATCCGGCCTTTGAGCACGCGCAGGAGCAGTGCGACAGACCCTGTTGCACCGCTCATGGCCGCTTGGGTCATTATCAGGTTCAAGCGGGCTTCTTTGACAATGTTGGCGAACGCCGACCGCACTGACTGATCATTACTGTCGATGGTCGGAAAATGGCCTTCGCTGAACAACAGTGATACGCTATCTTCGACGACAATGC